GAAGGAGGGTGATGTGTTAGAATGGATTGATAATAAAGATGGATCTTTTTCACTGAGGAAACCTGATGAGTCGGAATGAGTTTGTCTGGACGGAGAAGTATCGTCCCCAGACAATTGATGATTGTATTCTCCCAGAGAGTACAAAGAAAACATTTAAGGATTTCCTGGAGAAGGGAGAGGTTCCTAACCTTCTTCTGTCGGGACCTCCTGGGTGTGGTAAAACTACTGTAGCAAAAGCATTATGTGATGAATTAGGAGCTGATTTTTATGTCATTAACGGATCCGATGAAGGTCGATTCCTTGATACTGTCAGAAACAATGCGAAGAACTTCGCTTCGACCCTCTCACTTTCTTCTTCTGCAAAACACAAAGTCATCATCATTGATGAGGCAGATAACACAACCCCAGATGTACAACTCTGCCTTAGGGCGTTTACTGAGGAGTTTATTGGTAACTGCAGGTTCATCTTCACCTGTAACTACAAAAACAAAATCATTCAACCGCTCCATTCCCGTTGTGCGGTTATCGAGTTCTCCATCAAGGGGAAGGAAAAGGCTAAGTTGGCTGCAGGTTTTTATGGACGCCTTCAAGAAATCCTACAGATCGAAAAGGTTCAGTTCGATCAGAAAGTCCTTGCGGAACTCATTAACAAACACTTCCCCGACTGGAGAAGGGTCCTCAACGAATGTCAAAGGTATTCGGTAGGAGGAAAGATTGACTCTGGAATTCTTGCTTCTTTTTCTGACGTAAAAACTGATGAACTGTTCAAACACCTCAAGGAAAAGAACTTTCCTGAGGTTCGTAAATGGGTCGTTGATAATCTGGACAATGATCCTTCTGTACTTTTGCGTAGTGTTTACGATGCTCTTTACTCACACCTGGCAGGTCCTGGGATTGCTGCTTCTGTCCTCATTATTGCTAAGTATCAGTACCAGAGTGGATTCGTTGCTGACCAAGAAATAAATATGTTAGCATGTTTAACTGAAATTATGATTGAGGCTGAGTGGAAATGAATGTAAAAGTGATTCGAATGAACACTGGTGAAGAAGTGATTGTCACCGTGTTGAATGAAGACGAAAAAACAATCGAGATTGAGAATCCTTTGGTGGGAATGCCATCAGCGACTGGCCAAATTGGATTCGGTCCTTGGGCACCTCTTGTAAAGAATGGTGACTCCATTACGATTGAGAAGTCTTATATTGTTTACACTGCTGAAGCACAAGTGGATGTTGTGGAACAATATGAAAAGATATTCTCTGTGATTCAAAAACCAAGTAAAAAATTAATTGTTTGATGTGATGGAACTTAAAGATTGGTTGAATTCTATTAACTTTACTAAAGACAATCTTTTGGAGGATGACCCCTCTCTTGCCAAGGAATATCCTCCTTACATCATCAATCGTTGTTTGTCTGGTCATCTGGATTGCATTTTGTTTGCCAATGAAATGAATAAGTATCATTTCCTAGACAAAGATATGCAATATGCTTTTTATCTAAATACCTTAAGAAAAAGGAAAAGATTTTCTCCTTGGATTCGTAAAGATAAAATTACGGATTTAGAGTATGTAAAACGTTATTATGGTTTTAGTAACGAGAAAGCATCTCAAGCCTTGAAAATTCTATCCAATGAACAACTTGAATTTATCAAACAACGACTTGAAACTGGTGGCAAGAAATGACTAAAACTATTGAACCTCAGGTGCAATGGTCTCAAGAGAAGATGATTGAGGTCCGATTGAATGAACCTGATGATTTCCTTAAGGTAAGAGAAACATTGACTCGCATTGGTGTAGCTTCTAGAAAAGAAAAGAAGCTTTATCAATCTTGTCACATTTTGCATAAGCAAGGTAAGTATTACATCGTTCACTTTAAGGAACTGTTTGCTCTTGATGGCAAGTATGCAAACCTGACAGTGAATGATGTTCAGAGACGTAACAGAATCACCAGACTGTTGGTTGACTGGGGACTGGTTTCTGTTGTGAAGGAAGATACGATCATGGATATTGCTCCACTGAATCAGATCAAGGTCCTTCCTTACAGAGATAAGAACGAGTGGATTTTGGAACAGAAGTACAATATCGGTTCTAAAAAGGATAAAGTAGAGGAAACTGAATAATAAAGTAGGGTTTTCATCCTTCCTATTTTTGTATTCTCCTGATAAATTATTACTGTAATCGCCGAAAGGGATTACGTTTTACACTCGCTTAAAAAGGAGAAAACAAATGACTAACACTCTTGCACGTTATCGTTCTGGGGACCTCAATAGCTTTCTTAAGGATATTGATCGTTACTCCATTGGACTGGATCGGATGTTCAATCATCTCGGTTCCATTAATCAAGATGTAAGTTATCCACCTTATAACCTCGTCAAAGTTGATGAGAACACTTATAGTCTGGAACTTGCTCTCGCTGGATTCAAATCTGACGAAGTGAAAGTTTTTACTGAAAACAGTCAACTCGTTGTAGAGGCAGCCAAGGAAGAAACAGATGGACGTGAATATGTTCATCGTGGTCTAGCCTCTCGTTCCTTCACTCGAACTTGGACACTCTCTGAGGATGTGGAAGTTAAAGAAGTGAAGTTTGAGGATGGCATTCTGTCAGTGGCACTTTCCCGTATCGTTCCTGAAAAACATCAGAAGCGACTCTGGTTCGGTCAGTCCTGATAAATAAGTTATCGTCGGCGCAGACGGGGAGGTAACTGGCACAATCCAGTTGATACCTCCCTTTTTTGTGCATTATAATAACCAAAGAATAAGAAGACTTATGGCAACTAAACAACATGTGACCAAATCTGGTGACACTTGGGAGTGGGAAGAGACTCCAGAGGTTACCAAAGCACTTGAACAATATTGGAAAACTGTGTTGGATAACATTGTTCCACTTGAAGTAACTATCACGGATATTGGAGTTGGTAAGTGACAGTAAAACTTATTCTTCTCAAGTCTGGAGAAGACATTATTGCAGATGTTGAAGAAATGGTGGTTAACGAGAGAGTCGTTGGTTACTTTTTCAATCACCCATGTCGAGTGAAACTCATTGGGAATGAAGTTACTCATGTTGGTAACAAGAAACTCCCATTCAAGATGAGACTCACCCCCTGGATGCCTCTTTCTAAAGATCAAAAGATTCCTGTGGTTACTGATTGGGTTGTGAGCATTGTTGAACCTCTTGATGAACTTGTGGAAACTTACAAAAGCGGAGTAGCGGATTATGAAAAAAGAAAATCTGAAGTTGTTGATTTTGATGAACAACCAGAAACTGATGACTCAGATTGAGGAGGTTTCCTCAGAACTTGGTGAACCTGATTGTAGACTCACAGAACCATTTCTTGTAAGGGATGATGGAACTCTGGAACCTTGGTTGGTAGATCTCACAACACAAAACTCTTTTATGATGCACTCTGATAAAATCTTGACCATTGTGGAACCCAATGGTAAACTGATTGATAAGTATGAAGGTCTTGTGAAGTGAGTTCTGAAAGGTTTTACACCAATGTCCACATGGTTGGTGACAACTTTCTGGTTCGTGGTTATGAAAATGGGAAAAAGGTTTCCTTCAAGGAAAAGTTTCAACCAACTCTTTTTGTAAAATCTAAGAGAGAAGGTGAATGGAAAACATTAGATGGTGAATCTGTAGAACCCATCCAACCTGGAACTGTTCGTGAATGTCGAGAGTTCTTTAGGAAGTATGATGGAGTGGATGGGTTTAAGATTTACGGAAACGAAAGGTACATCTACCAGTACATCTCCGACACTTACTCTGAAAATGAGATCAAGTGGGACATCAATAAGATCAATCTGGTTACGATTGACATTGAGGTGAAATCTGAGGAGGGATTCCCTGATCCTTTATCTTGTTCTGAGGAGATGTTGACTATCTCTATTCAGGATTACAACACCAAAGAGATTACCACCTGGGGTAGAAAACCCTATGTTCCCTCTCAAAGTAATGTCACTTATCACCATTATAGTGATGAGATTGACATGCTCAATGCTTTCCTTCATTGGTGGCAAACGAACACTCCAGACATTGTGACTGGGTGGAACGTTCGATTTTATGACATCCCTTACCTCTGTGGAAGGATTGAGAGGATCATGGGAGAGAAGAAGAAGAGGTCTCTTTCTCCTTGGGGAATGGTTACCATGGAAGAGATTTCCATGAATGGTCGTGATCAGAAAGTTTTTGAAATCATTGGTGTAACTACCTTGGATTATCTTGAACTTTATAAGAAGTTCACTTATGTGAATCGTGAATCCTACCGATTGGATTTTATTGCAGAAGTTGAACTTGGTCAGAAGAAGTTGGATCACTCAGAGTTCAACACCTTCAAAGAGTTCTATGATGGAAACTGGAAGAAGTTCGTTGACTACAACATTGTTGACGTGGAACTGGTTGATAGGATGGAGGATAAACTTCGTCTCATTGAACTCATTCTCACCATGGCATTTGATGCAAAGGTAAACTTTGTAGATCCAATGTTTCAGGTTCGTTTGTGGGACACCATTATCTACAACTATCTGAAGAAGAGAAAGATTGTAGTTCCACCCAATGAGAGAAATGGGGATAAGGATTCTAAGTTTGCTGGTGCTTATGTGAAAGAACCTAAACCAGGAGTTTATGACTGGGTTGTTTCATT